CGACGCGTGAGCTGTTCCCCATAAAGGCATTTTATTCTCCTATTAAAATTGTTATGTAAATATTTATGATCCCTTACGAACATTTTGAACACTTACTCCTTGCACAAAATGTCCCTTGGGCTTAAAATTCTTAATTGCATTCCCTACCATATCAACCACAGGATTAACTGTAGGTTCAGTAGGTTTTTCTTCTTCAGTAGTATCTTCTTCAACTTTTTTTTGATTTATAATACCACCAATAGTTGTTGCAACGTTTCGCATTCTTTCTTGTTCCGGTTTAGTTCCGAAATAATTATCCTGCTTTATATCTGTTTTTTCCATAATCTCCTTAGTCTTCTAATTCTAGCATAATTTCCGCCTGCATTTCATTTGCAAACTGAACAGCTACAGATTGTCTAACATCCTTTGCGAATGTATCTTTCACACTACCACCAAATTCTTTAACATATAGTTTAGCTCCATTTTCTACCCAATACTGCCAAAGTTTAGGTGCCTTTGAATGATCATACTTTCCAGTCTTCATTTTTTGTTTAATATTCTTAATAATAGACGCTTTTTGTCTCATTAAAGAACGTTCATTGCTTACAAACAAATATAACTCTCGTTCAGCATTTGCATCAGAAGACTCTTTCAATTTACCACGCGCTTTTGAAACAATATCATAAGCACTACGTGTATCCTCTAGTTTGAGAGGTGGCCATCCACCTTTCTTAAAAGACTTTTCAAATGCTAACTGAGCTTTCTTTTTATCTTTTTTCTTAATAACAACTTGACCTTTTCGATTAATTTCGGCTTTTATACCCACATCATCTAAGGCCATGATTGCTTGTAGTTCATTGCTTTCTGTAATTGTCATGATTTCCTCCGAAACTAATTCTTCAAGTAATTGTGATCTCACTTCTTCTGTAAAAATTATTAATTCTTCTTTTGCAAATACACTAAATTCTTCTTTATTGTTATCTGCTCTTTTATCTTTAAGTTTTTTCTTTAAGGCTGACTGTTTGTCTTTATCTACTACACCGAATCCAGCTTGTCTTTTTGTTTTTGCCGATTTCTTTGCATCCATTTGCTTTTTCTTGGCGGCTGCCTGTTTACTCGGCATAACCTTTGTATCATCCTCTGGATCTAAAGAATAACCTTTGGCTATCATTCCCTTTGCTTTTTCTGGGCCCACATCTTTAACATCATCATCATAATCTTGTTGTGCAGTCTCCTGATCTCCAAACTTTTTATCATGAGCTTGTCGTTCTACTTCATCGGCATCTGCTTTAGCATCATCCGCATCTTTCTGCTTTTGTAATATATCCTTATCTTTATCCGCTTTAGATTTAAAAACATTAATTTTAGAGTTTGCTCCCCATTTATCCCAAGCCTTTTTGAGAGCCCATAATCCACCCCCTACGGCCAAAGCGGTCATCCAATCATCAGAACTACCTTCTTTTAGTTCGAAATTTTCATTTTTTTTTTCGCTTTTCTTCTTATCTTCTGGTTCAGGTTCTTCACCTTCAGCATCCCAACCCTTATCTAAAGCATCGAAATACGCCTTCTTCTTATCACCCTCTAACTCAGCTGGACTTTCCACACCAAATTTCTTTAACATTACAGAAACGAATGCTTGATACTTCTTTTGTTTATCCTCTTCTTCTTTTATTTTCTTTATCTTTTCATAAGTCAGTCTTTTGAGTGCCTCTTTAAAACCTTTAAATCTGGCATCAACTTCAACAGCTTCCATTGATAGAAAATCTAATATATTCTCTTCTCCAACAATCTTAGGAACTTTCCTAATATCTCTCGACTGTTTAAGTACCTTTGCTGCTTTCTTTTCAGATCCCTTTTCTACATATAATTTACCTTTTTCAAAGAAAGGTTCATATCCCAAGGGTCCGTCTATACCTTCATCTTCCAAAATTTGAAGTACTTCACTCTCAAAACCTTCTGCTAATGGGGTTCCTTTTTTGACAGAATCTTGTACTGCTTCTCTAAAGGATCGTCTTTCTAGTTTTCGGCCCTCCATTTTAGGCTTAGTATTAACCTTTTCTTTTTTACCTGAAAGTTTTATCTCTTTTTCTTTTTCTGCTTCTTGTTCTTTTGCCGCATCTTGTAACATTCCCATAATTTGTCCCATAACAGCATTAGTAACTTGATCAACTAAAACAGGATCGGGACCAGTTGGTTTAGTATCTCCTGCTCCATCATCTTCAGGCTCCGGCTCTGCTTCGGGTTCAGGTGCCGCATCTTGAGGTGGTGCTTCAGGTTCTGCTTCTGGTTCACCCGGCGCAGGTTCTGCTTCAGGTGGTGGTTCATCTGCGGGTGGTTGATTTGCCGCAGGATCTCCTACCGGATCTTCATCCTCATCATCCTCTTGATCTTTTTCTTTTTCCAGCTTTAGTTTTTCTTTAGCTGCCTTATCTTCTTTTTTTGCAATCCGATCTTCCCTTTTAACAAGACCCTGAATTACATTTAATAGGCTATCGGATGCCATACATTTCTCCCGAAAATTGTGTAAATGATTTTTTAGGTATGGTTTTTTCATCAGCCATACTAACCTGTAGATCATTCAAAAACGAATAGTTGTAAGGTATTCCTGTTCGTTTTCCAACGGTCTCTAATAACTTTATTGCCTTTTTTGAATATCCCATATAATTTTCTACATCTTCTTCATTTATTATATCTGCGGGAGTATCCACAATAGTAAGGCATTTATCTGTCAATATTAATGCCTCTTTTAAATATGCTTTCTCTGAACTAGTAAAAGTACCCTCACCCACATGATTAATAACTTCATCAAATAATTCATACGCTTCATCACATGTTGATAAACTTACTGTATTATATCCTTGCCATGAAAGTTCTTTTGCATCAACATTATTAATTACTGGTTTTTCTATAGGTTTTTCTTGTATACCTCTTCGACGCTTCATTCCTTCACGAACCATATCTAATTTCAAACCTTTACGTACATCATTCATCATATTTCTTTTCTCTTTTACTGTTAATTCACTTGATACACCCATTAAAAAAGACTCAAAATCCCCTTTAATTGCTGCATCTCTCATTTTAGATGCTGACATTCCAGAGGCACCGTCTGCATCTGGATCTCTTTCACCTGCACTAACTACATCTATTTCATCGAATTCATAAATTCCATGCTTCGACTTCTTACCATTGTAAGTATTTAGTAAAGATTTAAACTCTGAAACCCTATCACTACCTGCTACCATGATCAATTTATTGTATTTTCCACTTAATTCTGTTGCAACATCCATTACAGTTTTAGCTTTAGATTTACTCTGTAAAGAACTTTTCAATCTTGGAAACATGTTTTTTAAATAATTAAACTTTTGCTTATGTGTAAGTGGATTCCTCTTAGAATCTTGAGATTGACTACCATAAATCAAAGCAGTTCCTCGTTCACGTTGATTAACTGCAATTACTGCGTTTATCAACTTTTCATGTCCGATAGTAGGAGGATTAAATCTTCCAAATGCAAATACTGCTGTTTTCATATCTTTAAACTCTTTGTTTTTCCTTGAATATATTTTACTAATTCTTTATTATCATGATATAGTTCAAATGGAAATCCATATATATCATCATCTTCTGCAAAGTCAGATGAAAATTCTTCTCCAACATGAATCTTTTGTATTTTAAAATTATTAACTACTACTTCATCCCATTGTGGTTTCTCTCCACTATCTGGATCCTCATCTTGAATTCTTTTCTTAGAATAATCTAAAAGTACAGACTGTAATTGTTTAGAATTCTTTTTCATAACTCTTTCCATACCATCAATATAATCTCCAATAATCTGTCCTTTAATTTTTTTATCTACTTTATCTCGACTACCATATTCTTTACCAAGTGCAATCCAAGCCCTTTTAGCATTCGGCATGTGTTGTGGATCATCTGAATATTTCATAATAATTTCTATCATCATTTCTTCTATATCATTTCTTATTCCTTTGAGTTTTGATCCACCACCCATACCATGTTGATCAACCGGATCAAGTAATGTACTTAAAGTTAACCACCTTCTTCCTGTTTTATCTGGTTGACTCATTATATCATCGGGACCCGCTGCAAGAATATCACCTTCTAATTCTACAACATATCCTCCATCTGTTCTGATTCCATCCTGAAGGACTATAGGTTCTATATTCCAAAATGCTGAAATTGATCTTTTACCTCCCTGCATCCTTTTTAAACGTGAAACACCCGCATAGTCTGTTAAATGAAATACAGTTGTACGAGGCAGTTTAGGCCATATCCTCTTCATAATTGAAGGTGACAATGGTATCATTATATCAGTTCTTGTAAGATCAAACAATGCAGTAGACAAACTTTCTGTCCACGCTGGTGCACGTTCTTGTAAATATCCTCTAAATGATTTCATGATAGTATGCTTGGATGATCTTTTTTGGTTAATCTCAACTTCTTATGTAATTTAATCGTTTTTGTTGCATAAGAATCATCACCATACACACTAGGTGGTGACATTGTTGGTGTCTTTCCCTTTTTATGCATCTTCATCCAAAGATCATTATAACGTTCTTGTTCTTTCTTAGACCATCCGCCTCTACCGGCAGATTTCATACCCAAATCACGTAATTCTTCTTCTTCACTATCCTTTGGTTCCTTTTTAGAAAACCATCCTTCATGATAACTTTTAAATGATTTCATTTAATTACCTTTCCTAAGTTTTTATATAATCCCTTTAACTTTCTTTCATCACCTTTTTTAATAGCACCAATCATTTGTGAGGTGATATCTCTAATTAGTACAACAAGATTATCTTCTATTCCCTCTTCAACACTATTATGTAATCTATGTCCTCCTGATTTCGCTGCACGTTGTGCTGCCTTTGACCACATACTTTTTTTATCTTTTTTGTTTTTAGTACTCCAATGCATATCCACTTTACATAATTTTTTATGTCTATCACGCATCACTTTAGATTTTAGTTTTTCTATAGGAACACTACACATATCATCTGCCTCATCAAGAAGTGCCAGATCAAGAGCCAATTTACTTTGTTGGCTCGTTTCATGTAATTTTGCAGTAGTTTCTTTAAATCTTTTCATTATTCCGCCTTATCGAAACTATCAATTCTTTTAATTTTACTACCTTTACCCTGACCTTTAAAGTCTCCTGTTAAATCATAAGTTGGAGGCCATGCATTCCAACCCTTTGAGCCTTTATCAATTATTTTCTTTTGAGTACTTGGTTTACCAAACTTCTTAATATATTGTATTGCTTCTTTTTTATCATACGTTACTAATCTTGCGGTTCCGGCCCATCCCATAACCACATCTCCTACAGCATTTACTCTATCATGTCCGACATAATATGACCCTTTAGGATATAAGAAACCTCCCGGTTCTGGGCCAATGACAGTCATATACAATGCAGTAGGTTTTTGGTGTTGATCATGTATTCTACCATCCGGTCCCCTTATGTTTCCCGACTGTACTCCGGAATAAGTATCATCCATATAAAGAAATTTAGCATATACATACTTTGGAGAACCATGTACTGAATTCTTTGCTAAATCACTCGGAGAATATTTGGTAATATCCTTGGGAGGTTTCGGCATTTCATCGCCATCCCACTTCTTCGCTTCTTTTAAATGTTGTGTAAATGATTTCATTTTCCTAATTCCTTCTTAGCAACTTGTCTTGTGTGTGCCTCTAACTCTATAGGTGCATCCCACATTTTTGTTTTCCATCCCTTAGACTCTGCAAACTCTATCAATTCATCTTGTTCTGGTGTTAAAGAATTCTCACCGTCTTTTAGTTTTAATTTAAAGAAATGAGCAGTCTTAACTTTAATGTTATTGACTACTTGTTCATCCCATGAATAATCGGTTGTCCTCTTCTTTGCATAACTCAACATGACATCCTCAAATGTTTTGATATTGTCCTTGATAACCTTTTCCATTCCATCCATGTAATCTTTTATTATCAGACTCATAGTCTTACTGTCAACTTTTCTCTTTGCCATTGCCCATATTTGAAATATGGTTGAATAATCTTGAAACTCTCCTCTAGTAAGGTATTTCGGAACTAAAGCCGAGAACATCTTTTCAATATCTCTCAATACTTTACCAAAATTTGTGTACCTAGAAGTTTCCTGAAGATCAGCTATAGATGTCCACCTTCTACCACTTTTGTCTAAGTGACTCATCACATCACCTTTAGCTGATAGGAGAACATCAGCATCCATCTCTAATACTGAATGAACACCACCTTGAGTTGCAACACCAATTTCCATATATCTAGATTGCATTTCAAAAAATGCAGATATTTGACTTTTCTTTCCTTGAAGTTTTGCTATCTTCTTAACACCTTTCGCGTCTGTTGTATGAAATACTGTTGCTCTAAGTGTTTCTGGCCAAATTCTTTTATACATAGATGATGATATAGGAATCATCAATCGGTTATACTCCGTTATTCTTGGAAGGAATATCAAATCTGATAAACTAGATCCTCTTTCTATCAAATATCCTCTAAATGATTTCATTTATCCCAATTCTTTGCTGCATTAAAGTTTTGCATAGAAAATTCCATGCGATCTACTAACTTGAGTGCACCACCTTTAAGTTTATCTATTGCAACGAAACCCTCAGGGGCTGTTACCTTAAATCCTGTAGATGTTTTCATCAAAGTTTTAATTGATTTAACCTTTTCTAACTTACGAATAATGATTAATTTTGCATCAACTAATAAATTTTGCATTGCAAATATCTTAACAAACTCACTGGAATTCTGTCTTAAGAATCCTACATATTTGTCCATTTCTTTCTTCTTCGCTTTTTTCGTTTCTTCCCTCTTTACTTTATCTATTTCTGCTTTCAACTTATCATATACAAATGCTATCAATCCAGCCGTATGCTTCTTCACGTTTGTAATCTTTTGTCCTTCTCTCACCATTTTATTATTAAATGTTTTTACTAATTCACTAGTTTTAGGATCTTTTTCGATTAATCCTAAAATTCTAGAATCTAATTTTTTAAATAATTGTCCCGCCTGACTTAATATTTTGGTAACATCTGCCGTTTCTTTTACTGTCATAGTAGCACTTCCAGATGTGTCTTGAAATTTCGCATCTGCTTGCCATATTGAACTACTTTCCTTAAATGCGCCAGAACCTACACCAAAAGAGGCGGTCATGCCCTCCATCGTATCGCCACTATAGGTAGTGTGCCACACGATTCCCATATTAGAGGACATAATTTTGCCCGCCAATGTCGAATTTTTCGGTATAGCATAAACAATAGTATTTGGTTGAAAAGTAATATAAGGTTCTCCGTCAATATTTTCATTTTTCAAATCTTCTTTAGTATACATCATATCACCCTGTAACACATCTGTTATTCCCGCTTTGGGTAATTCTTTAAGTGCGACTTTAAGTTTCTCTGCTAAACCTCCCGCATGATTTGAATTAATATCTGATTCTGTATAATTTATCTTTGCGTTCTTTGCAAATACACCTTTTGTTCCAACAAAGAACTTACCATTTTCTGGATTAATACCAGCAAATACTGCAGGGGCTCCATCCCATTTTACTGTAACATCTACAGAAGATGAAGAATTACCCGCAAGCATATCTCTTAAACCCTGAAGAAAATTTATAGCTCCTCTTGTTCCAGCAACCCCACCATTTAACACTTCATCTTCTAAGTGTTCCATGTGAAGGTTCTTTTGTTCAGTTAAGAATGATCCAAATGTAAAGGCCATTATTTCTTCCTAAATTTGGTATTATATTTTGTCAAATCTCTTGTTTTTGTTCCTTCTACAACATAACTAAATGCACCAGCTTTATTGGTTCCCATACGCATTTGTGCATATTGTGATACACCATCTTTGACACCTGTGATAATCCAACATTCAATATTATAATATTTTCCAGCTTGACTAGAAACATGAAATCCACTTATAGGGAATGATAAATCACTACCACTTCCTATTTGAGATTCCTTTTTAGCTGCAAATTCAGCTGCCGTTCCCAAATATTCATATGTTGACCCAACTTCTGCTTTACCATATACTTTATATAATGGTAATGCCGTTTTTCCAAAATATATTTCTTTTTGAACATCTACCATATCCTTAACTAATTGATCTATATTACCTGCGTTCGCGGCAAATATTTTATTAAGAGTACGTAAAGAAACCTCATTTGCTAATAACTTAATAGCTACATCCACAGTAAAAGATTTATTAATTTTTCCTAATTGTAAACCACCTCCTTCTGACATATGATCCAAATACCAATGCTGATCATATAAAGAAGACAAATTTGAAGTTCTATTATCAATACTATTTACAAATTTAGTAATATCACCGGGTTTTGCACCTCTCAAAGCATCATTAATAGATGACTCTCTTGCCTCAGAAAGAAATAGTTTTCCCGTATCAACATAAGAATCAAGGGCTTCTGTTAATTGTTTCACATCTCTTGAATCTAGATTAAATAATCTACTAAAATCTTTTATTGCTGAATTAGTTTCTTGCTTCCATACACCCTTAAATCCTTTTATCCATCCTTGAAATAATTTTCTGGCTCCACTAATAAAATTACCAAATTTTTGAGCTATGGCAGATGCTCCCTTTTTTAAGGTGTTTAATGAGTTTTTAACAAAATCACCCATCCAACCCTCATTTATAAATTGAACATAATCTGGATGATATTCTTCTTCTACAACCTGTCTATAAATAGACATTGCCGATGCTATTCCATGTTTCGCAAGTAATGCACTGGTTACTTTTCCTAATTGAGCTCCCTCTTTAGCTTTTTTAAGTGATACTTGTACAAATTTAATTCCTTCTGAAGTTGTACATATCCCATTGGAATCGTAAGTTACCGTTTCTGATGCTATTTTTTTACCCAAATCTAAAGAAGTACAAATAATCATATCAGCCGTATTATCTTTTACTCCTGAAACCTGAACTAATGGATTTTTTTCTTCGTTTTTCTTATATTCAGAATCAATACTTCCATGTATAATATGTAAAGGTGAGAATTTCACTATATCTGAAACAAATTCATTCATTCCTCGAATCAAATCCATTAAAGTGGCAAAATCACCTACAGGGAGGGTTGATAATTTATTAAGTAATTCTGATTTACCTTTTGGATGCCAATCTTCACCTTTTGATAACACACCGATAATTGATTGTTCTGCTTTTTTTCTTCCCTTTTCTGTAGACCAATCATCACTACCATCATAAAACACACCAATACATTGTGCGGTTTCTAATGTCGAGGTAGCTTTACCCCAAGTAATACCATCACTTTGTACAAGATGATTATAATAATCATTTGGATTTTGTGCCCATGTAATTGTACTAATTTTATTACTTTGACTTACATCACTAAATACATCTAATGTTACCTGAGGACTACCATCACCTATAGTTTCATTTGAGGCTTCAGGATTTAATGCAACCTTAACAAAAACGGTAGATGAATCTGCTGTAAATGAAACCTTACCATTAAATGCTGAAATTTTATCTGATTTCAATACTACCATAGAACCATCAGAATACCTTGGTTCTTGTATATTAGCTTCTATTAGACCTTTTATTATGCCCTTATAGTTTTCATGGTCGTAAAATGATAACATTAATTGCTCTCCGAAAATAGAATTTACTGATATATTTATAAGAACAATGGTCTTTATGCGGGAGTATCGGGAGGAAAACCACGTTCTACAGCAAACATAAATGCCTCTTTTGTAGTCTCATGCCACCCTAAACACGTTTCTTCTTCCATTGGTTCAGAGAAAAAATTACCAAATTGATCTTCCATCACATAAATTGGCTCATTATCGTAATGTATACTCTTATCCGTTAAAAATAAGACATGAATCATTGCTCCCATGTCAGGACAAATGTAATATGCATCAGGCGTGAATGCCTTGATGGCGGAGGATTCTTTATATTTTTCTTTTTTATAATCTTCAAGATTTACAATTTTATCACTCAAACTTAAACTCCCCAAAATCTTTCTTGCTTTTCATCCTATTACCAGTAGCTATATCAAATGAGGGAGTATCATTCTTTTCTTCTTTACCGGTATCTACTAAATCAGCTTGAGATTCATCTCCGAGATCAATAAGTTTCATCTTAGCACGATCTATTCCTACTAAAAACTTCTTATTAGTGGTTAAATCACTATAACGATTTTTTAACTGTTTGATCAATAATTGACCAGCTTCTTCTAAATTCTCATTCGTGATTAGAGCAAACATAAAATCTGCGGTTGCAGGAAGTCCAAAAGATTCACTAGTATCTTCTAATCCAACATCTGTATTCTGAAATCCTGCTCTATTTGTTTGTGTAGCCGACATAATAGGAACATCATACTCGACTGCTAATCCCCTAAGTTCTTCAGCAATAGCTTTTATATAACTATAAGAATTTACGTATTGACCTGTTTTTATACGTGAGGATGAACAAATATTAAGATAATCAACATAGATAATATCTGGAGTAAAATTTCTTTTGAGATTTAATTCATTTAATAAAGTTCTAAAGTGATTTGTACCTGCGGCAGCAGTAGGATATTCTTTAATAATCAATCTGCCCTTGATTTTCTGTTTTAATTCCTCTATCTTTTTTTCATACATTGACTTCGGCAAACTTACTAAATCATTTAAAGCAATGTTCAACAAATTTGCATCAATTCGTTCAGCTATTCTCTCTTCGGACATCTCTAATGTAATGTATAATACATCATGTCCCTGAGATAAACAACTTGACGCTTGATGGCACATAAACAGAGATTTACCTACTCCTGTTCCGGCTAATGCAATATTTAAAGTTTTTGTGGATAACCCCCCTTGAGTGATCTTATTAAAGAATTCAAGATCAAAAGGAATTTTCTTTTCAACCCTATGATAAAAAAGGTAACGATCATCAGAATCCAGAAAATAATCGTGCCCGATATGAGGATCAAAGCTAACAGAAAGAGCATCGGTAAGGAGCTCAGGAATAGCACCCTTGTCATCTTGGGTTTTTTCAGGTTCATCTAATATCTTAATTGATTTTACAACTGCGTTATAGATTGCTTTGTCTTGACAGAATCTTTCTGTTGTTTCCAGCAACCATTGAATATCCGGTGTATCATCTGTATTTTGATTTTCAACATGTGTTAATAATTCAGTTACAGAATCAAATTCCGAATCGTTTAATGTTGAATTTTCTAATTCTATGACTAATGCTTCTTTGGTCGGCAAATTATTATATTTGTTAATAAACTCATCTATATGTTCATATAATAACTTATCCCTATGTTCCTCAAAATATGTTTTATTAAGAAACGGTAAAACCTTTCTAGCATATTCATCATTATGTATTAAATTTTTAAGTATTAAGGTCTCTATCCTTTGCTGCATGTTTTTCCATTTGTCGTTGTATAATTTCGATTACCCATTCACCCAATCTTTCCTCAAATGCCTGACCCTCCTCATCAGAAATTTCATGTCCCAGATCATGTGGTGGTACCTCAAACTCATATTCATATTGACAGGCTATATCATTTCCTGTTAATTCTTGTTCGATTAATTTAAATGCTGTATATCTAACTATTGCACCATCAAAAGGAGAGTTATCCATTACGGCTATACATAATGATCTATCATCAGGATCATTTGGATTTGTGCACTCTTTATACAGCATCTTCAACCTCACTTTCTTCATCAAAACCACCATAAGAAAATTCTTTTTTTGCGGCTTCGTTTAATTCTTTCATAATATCATCTGTAAAATATTTTTCTGGTTCACTTAATATTTGTTTACCAAATACTTTTGCTCCATCTGGCATTTCATACCTTGTTGATACTTTCTTTATTATATCATACTTTTCTGCCAATTCAAGTAGTCCATAATATCTATTCAAACCTTGATCATATCGTAAAAGAACATCGACTCTTTTATTCTCTTTTGTCAATCTCGACTTAAAGTTTTTACAATGTATCACATTTCCAACAACATCTGTTCCTTCTTTTTCTTTTCGTTTAGAGAGAAAAATAATTGTAGATGCTGCATATTGTAATCCAGAACCGCCGCCCATTACATCTTGTGGAAACATCGTGCCGACTTGTTTGTATGTGTGATTTGTCACTAGTAAAGGAATTCCCGCTTTACCTAACTTGAGTGTCAAGACTCTGAAACACCCCTTGACAAGTTGTGCTCGCGTCATGTCCTTTGTCTCTTTACCATCGGTAATGTCAGTAACTTCTTTTGTTGTTGATAACATTCCAAGAGAATCCAAACACATCATAATAGGTCTATCTTCTGTATGGTTTTCAACTACTTTAACTGCTTGGTGAGTAAACTCTTGAATCGTAGTAACAGGAAGAATTATCATTCGTTTTGAATCTATTCCTCTTTCCTCAATCATGTCTTTAGTGAGTGCAGACTCAGACTCAAAATACAAAACGCCGCCGCTAGGATTATCTGAAAGAAACTGTTTGACCATACCAAGAGCGAAAAATGTTTTACCCGTTGCAGTTTCTCCTGCCAGAGCTGTAATTTTGTTTGATGGGATTCCTCCATAAATGTCTCCTGAAACTAATGCATTTAAAATATAACTACCTGTATCTACATAACTAGATACATCTCCAGCCTCAACACCATCTGAAACTTTTGTTGCAAATTCATTACCTGTCGCTTTTAATAAATTATCTAAATAATCACTCATAATTTTAATTCCTCTTTTGCACACCACCAACCAGTTAAATAATGTTTTTCCATTTCACCTCTTATAGGATTACCTCTATGACAATGTGTAAAATAAGATGGAAAAATTATCATTCTACCAGCTCTTGGTGCTATTCGTTTTCCATAATAAAGAAATTCTAATTCACCTTCCTCTTTATGGTCTGTTAAAGATAAATGCCATGACAAAACACTACTAGAATAAGTTGTTGATGCGTGTTCATGATGCCAAGCATGATATCCTTGATGTTTTTGTACAACATGATATTTAATTTTGGGACTTGTCATTTCTTGTCCCTCAAAAGTTACAGGATATTTTTTTAAATATTTTAGTCCTTCTGTTGTTACAACATTCACAATATGTTCATACCAATTTTCAGGAAATGTATTGAAATATTCTACCCAAAACCAATAATCATCTTGATCATTTTTTCTTCTTTCGGGCGCACCTGTTGAAGATTTTATAGAATAATCTTGAAATGTTTTTTTATTTTCCCATACGTGATTATACAATTTTACACACATTTCTAAAGAAAGTGCGTCATCATTAATGTATATAAAATCATCAGGGTCGGGTTTCTTTGGTTTTAAATATTTTGTTTTATTCATGATTTAGAATCTCCTTCACTAACTCTTATTATACACTAAATAAAGAAATTGTCAAGACTTGAACTTCTTTCTGTTTTCCAACCTATTACATCCAAGACACCTTTTAATGGTTCTAAAAATGCTTTTTCAAATTGTGTATCGTAATCTATAAATTTTTCTA